AGTTGGCGTACACTCCGAGTCTAAAGAGTATTCTTGCTCCTAGCAATTCTGACCTAACAGCTGAGCAGTTCTACGAACAGTTGAGCGCGTATCTGGTTGCCGAGGGATATGATAAAGAAAAAGACTGGGCTTGGCAACGCGGAACACTAAACATAATGGTTCTTGATTCAATGTTTAAGCAGACTGGTCTCAGCCAAAAAGAATTTCCTATCTATTGGTGGAAGATTCGTGACCTAAGAACAGCGATCGACTTGACTGCCTTCCCAGAAAAGATGAATGGCTACACTAATGATGCGTGGGATAAAGCACCAACCGTAATTAATGGATTCGCGAAACATGACCCAGTGTCAGACATTCTGATGGAAGTCATGCAGTTGCGCGACTGTCAAATTTTTGAAGAACTCCCGTTCTGATATGGCAATATACGAATACACCTGCGAAGAACATGGCTTGTTTGAACGACTAGTAAAAATGTCGGACTCAGACGAACCGCAGACATGTCCTGTTTGCGGCAAATTATACCCCAGAAATGAAATCATAAGTAGTAGTGGCTCCTTCCAGCTGAAGGGTGATTGGTTCAAAACAAAAGGAACATATTAAGATGTCAAGATTAGATGAATATATTAAACGATATGAAGGATTACACACAGGTAAGGATCCTTACTATCAACAAGAAACGTTGGTTCCAGCTGGCGATAATAAGATAGAGATGTTTAGCGGTCAACAGTTCTCTATGAAATTCCCGAAGTACATTAGAGAGCGCGCACTACAAAAGAAATCTGCATTGACAGTTCTCGACTATGGTTGCGGAAAAGGTTATGCTCCATGGATGGCTTCAAAAGAATTACCAAATGGTGTATGGGGTATGCTGAGGGACAAAATCCGCGCATTCTATTTGTACGATCCCGCAGTTCCGTGTTTCGCCGAACCGCCACCAGATGGTTGGTTGTTTGATGTAATCGGCTGCGCAGATGTTATGGAACATGTTCCTGAAGAACACGTTGATGAGGTGCTAGAACACATCAAGAAATACTGCAAAGAAGATGGCTATTTGTTGTTTTCTATTTCTGGTACTAAGGCATATAAATCATTCTCTGATAAAGAGAACCTACACTGCACTATTCAGAGTTCTGATTGGTGGGCTGCTAAAATTAAAACAATATGTAATCGTGACTTTACCATAATTCACAATGGACCGAATGGTACTTCTGTTGTTTCTGGATCTCGTCAGTGAAACAAGACTTTACAGTATTCATAGGTTATGATGCATCACAAGACGCCGCAGCACAAGCGTGTCGCAGATCTATCGTCGCCCAAGATACTACCGTCCACGTAGAGTACATCAAACGTTCTGATTTATTAGACAGTGGATTGTACTGGCGCGCAGACCACGAATACGAATCAACTGAGTTTGCGTTCACGCGCTTTCTCGTTCCATACTTAAAAGGTTATTACGGATATGCGCTATTCTGCGATTCAGATTTTATCTGGCGTTGTTCGCCACGTGAGCTTCTTGACCGCGTTGACTCAACTGACGCAGTCACGGTTGTCAAGCACAACATCATGCCAGACCAACTCAAAGAAGAAAAGATGAATGGTAAGAAGCAAGTATGGTATCCTAAGAAGAACTGGTCGTCGATGATGCTGTTTAATTGCAATCATCCTAAGACAAGAACTCTAACACCAGAAGTTGTTTCCGAAGCGCCAGCTGGATACCTGCATGGTTTCGAGTGGGCTTGGGATGCATCGATTGGCGAGGTTGACAAGACGTATAACTATTTGGTTGGTTATTACAATGACAGAATCGATCCGAAAGTTTTACACTACACTGACGGAACTCCTTTACATGCTGGTTATGAAAACTGCGAATTCGCAGAAGAGTTTATGAAATATGTTCAACCAAGAACTGAATGATAGATCCACTCAAAAACTAAGAGAGTTCTGCAAAGGGAAGCGTGTGTTGCTTGTTGGCAATGCAGCTTCTCTTTTCAATCATGAGTATGGCGAACTGATTGACAGCTATGACGTAGTTGTTAGGTTTGGTAAAGGTATTCCTTTTGCTCGATACAAAAAACATCTAGGTAGCAAAACTGACGTATGGTTCTTTGGTCCATTACGAGCGACATCTCATCCAAGGTGGAAATGTAGGTTCAAGATATTTAACTACATGCAAATATCTATGTACGATCCGAAATCTCAGTTGCTTACTATACCAAATTGTATGACAACTGGAGAACTTCAGATATACAAAGACTACTTTACGGTAGGAACTTACTCAGATCATCTAAATCTGATACATAAAATATACGAGGAGCCATTCTTCAAAAAGTCTAATAGATTATCGCAAGGATCTTTGGCGTTTTTATATTTTGACGAGATAATTAAAACACAAAGTCAGCTAGATCTAGTCGGGTTTGATTTCTTTGATTCGCAAGTTAAGTTTGAGCACGGCGGAAATAAGAAAGTTGTAGGAAGCTGGCATATTCCTCTTCCCATTCATAACGCTGACCAATTACATCCCCATGCAGGGCTTGAAGAAAAGAACTACATATTAAAGAGATCTTCGGAATCGAATGGTACTATTAAAGTACACCAAATGAATACTGAGATCTCAACTGAGATTAACGAAATGTTGATGAAAGATTTTAGACCAACTATAAAATGAGGTATTATGAAAAACATTATTATTTACAGCAAACCTAATTGCCCCTATTGTGTGTCGGCAAAACAATTCTTTTCTTCTAAAGGATATACCTTTGAAGAAAAGCTAGTCGGCGTGAACGCTACTCGCGAAGAACTGCTTGAAGCAGCACCAAATGCTCGCACCGTTCCGCAAATACTAATTAACGGAAACCTAATCGGTGGTTATGACGACTTAGTTAAAAACTGGAACTCTATTAAAGAGCAATATCTACCCGAACAAACTTTCTTGGCAGAATAATATGATTCGCGATAAAAAGATTTTAGTGACTGGCGGACTTGGCTTCGTCGGCTCGCACTTAGTGGACTCATTGGTAAAAAATAATCATGTTACAGTAGTAGATGACCTCTCTACTGGTCGATTAGAAAACATCAACATGAGCGCAATTACAAACATTCAAACAGTTGAAGAGTTTATCCGTTCTTCCGACGAGAAGTACGATATTATCTTTCACTTTGCTAACTGTGCTCGCATCGCTAGATCCTTCGAGTTCTGTGAAGAAACGCTACTCAATAATTACAACTCAACTGTTGGTGTCTGCGAGTACATCAAGCGCACTAACCCGAAGACCAAATTAATCTTTGCGTCATCTTCTACTACTGAGTTCGCTGACAAGTTTAACAATCCGTACACTTTCTCTAAAGTCGTATGCGACGAACTGCTTCAGCTATACAGAAAACACTATGGCTTAGAATTCGATATTGTCAAATTCTATAATGTGTTTGGCTCAGACAGAGAAAGTTTACTCGGCGAGTATACCACCATCATTCGCAAGTACATGGATGCCATCGATAAAAACGAGATGCTAACTGTATACGGAACTGGTGCTCAGGCTCGAGACTTTACCTTTATCGATGACACAATCGACGCGCTTCACATTGTCGGCGACTTGCCGAGCGAAGGAAAGGTATATCATATCGGAACTGGTAAAGCGACACAAATCCTTGAAGTCGCGTTGGCATTCAAGCACAAATACTATCACGCCAAGCCAAGAGATTACGAAGTCGCATTTGTAATGTGTAAAGAACCAAATGTTCCAGGATGGTCAGCACAAGCTAATGTTCTGGATTGGATTCAAGATTGGAGAGAGGGGTACGTCGGATAATGGCATTCGCTAAAGATAAGATCGCACCTAACGCTATGGGTGGTACAGAATTAATGAAACACGCGCTTGCTTCGCGCATGCCAGAGGGATTACTCGATAACTTTCAAATCTTCATCTCGCGCGTGCACGAGGAACTGAATCCAGACAAAGTAAAGATTTACTGGCACCAAGATTTACCTTGGGATCCAGCAGCGGTACACCTAAAAGATACATGGCAACAGTTTGACCATTTCGTATTCAATTCGAACTGGCAGATGGATATGTTCAACAAATATCTTGGTGTACCATATTCGCGTTCATCTGTTTTAGAAAACGCGATCGAACCAATTGAATATAAAGCAAAGCCATCGCGTACAGATGGAATTATTCGTATCATTTATCACACCACTCCGCACCGTGGACTAGAACTCATAGTTCCTGTGTTTGAGAAACTTTGTGAGAAGCACGACAACATTCAACTAGATGTCTATTCGTCATTCAAGATTTATGGATGGGGCGAACGTGACGCACAGTATGAAGCCTTGTTTGAACGATGCAAGAATCACCCAAAGATTAACTATCATGGGTCGGTTCCGAATACACAGATTCGCGCAGCCCTGCAGGATGCCGATATCTTTGCTTATCCTAGCATCTGGATTGAATCGTCGTGCATCTCTCTTATTGAAGCTATGAGTGCTGGCGTAATCTGCGTTCACCCGAACTACGGTGCGCTATACGACACCTCTGGCGCATTGACTAGAATGTATGGCTGGCATGAAGATGCGAACGAACATGCTGGTCGCCATCTATCAATTCTAGACGCGACTATAGAAGATGTAAAGGCTGGTCGCCACATCGAAGAAGCGAACTACGTCAAGTCGTATGCCGACCTGCGCTTTAATTGGAAAAGGAGAGCCTACCAGTGGCAGACTCTCCTTGAGAAATTGAAAACAGAGAAACCTGCTTCCAAATATATTACATTTAAATCTTAAACCCAATAATCCTGAATGAATTTTAGGTGTGTCATGGTATTTGGTTTATATTTGTGACCATTACACACCACTATTCTTGCGTCCTCGGGTAGGATATAATCAACTTCTGGATTGTTAAACACAATATCGTGTATACCTTTAAATCTACTGACCTGTTTCGTCGTCATGGATTTTACACCACCATGTCGCAGAGAAAATGCGTAGCTTAGTATTTTGTTTTGATTATCAAACTCGTGCACGGTAGATCTATCTATTACACGCGCCACAAAGTCTTGATCTCCATGATGTTTTTCTTGTATTTCTTTTCTATTTGATTTGTATTTTTCCCAGATATAGTGGTACTTAGTTGGGTTCATTACCATCAAGCTAGAATTAATCATAAACTTATTTTTGCTAGACAATTGTACTTGCCAGTCAATTATAGTTCCGAACTTATCTTCTGGGCAATCTAAAAGGAAATCGCAGTTTCCTGTAAATATCATATCAAGGTCGAAGTAGATAAATTGCTTC